CAAATGCTTCATTAGCAAATTCAAATGTAACTATTGGTTCGACAGCAGTTAATCTTGGAGCTACAGCAACTACTTTTTCAGGAATTACAAGTTTACAAACAGAAACATTAACAAATGCTTCAGGTAACTTATTAGTAAATCCAGCAACTCAAATACTAGAAATTAGAGGTGCAGGCTCTACTGAAGGCCAAATACAATTAAATTGCCGTGCTAATTCACACGGACAAAAAATTATAGCACAACCTCATAGTGAGGGTGTTACAAACGAGATGTTATTGCCAAAAGGTAGTAACTCAACTTTAGTTTCAGAGATTGCTACGCAAACTCTAACAAATAAAACAATCGGTGTAGGACAAGTAACAGGTAATACAAGAAATGCAACAGGCGATGGTTCAACAGTTGCATTTACAGTTACAAATGGTATGACCGTAAATAATACTTTGGTATTCATAAATGGTGTTTTCCAAAGACCAACAACTGACTATGCAATATCAGGAACTACTTTAACTTTTGGTACTGCTCCAGTAGCGGCGGATGTAATAACAATTAAGGAACTTTAAAAAAGGTATATAAATAGTATCATGGCAAACAAGATAAAAGATTCTAATATAACTCCAGGCACAATAGCGGCCGATAAATTAGCAGGTGGTATAACAAATTCACAATTAGCTGGTTCAGTTGCAGCCGATAAATTAGCAGGTTCAATTCCTAATTCAAAGTT